GCCGGTGAGGCGAGAGCGGTGGAGGCAAGTGCCAAAACGACGGCAAGCTTCCGCATAGAATTCCCCTTTCCTGAGTGTCACTACGGACAGCGCAAACTCACTATCGGAGTGTTGGTTTCCGTGCAAGCTGACAAAATCCAGTGGTGTTGCAGAAACAGCACAGTATTTGTCACGAAAGTCGGCATGCAGACCGTGCCGCGAAGCATCGCGAGCCCCCGTGCCGATGGTCGTTCGAGCTTCCTTGTGGACGGTCGTTCCGCCGGTCGACCCCGCTATCGCCGATTCTGTTGCGCCTGCCACTTTCGAGCCGTCGACCAGTACGCCGCCGCCGCGTCAATCTCCGAACGTCCAGGCCGCGTCGATGTACCGCGCTAGCCTTACTCCTCCACGCCCCGACCGGCGCCGTACCGACGATCCGTGCGTCGCCGGGCACCGGTGCCGACGGCAGCAGCACCGCACCGAACGCCACCGCGCACGCCCGCACCGCGATTTCGAACTGAGCTAGCACCTCGTTTTGCGTCAGGCCCTTCTGCGCCTGCCCGCCGCCAGCAGCGGCAAGGCGAGCATGATGGTTGCATCGGTGTCACTCATGTCGCTCCCCCGCAAGGATCTCGATCGTCGCTGCCGGCGATAGCCCCCAGGTTCCGCGCTGACGCACCGACACGGTCAGCGGCCCCGCCGGCCGCGCCGCAGGTTCGATCCGCAGCCACGGCTCGTCGACCTCGACGACGCGCTCGTCGCCTGCCCCAGCGATCGTCACGCGATAGCGCTCGCGTTCCTCGCCTAGAGGCACCTCCGCGCCTTCGATCCAGCCCCAGCCGAGCCGGCTCCGCCGTAGCCATCGCACCGTCAATGCTCCGTCGGCGCCACTCTCCGCGGTCAGACGGATCGGCGATGGCGGCAGGATCGATGCGCCCGCGATCGTCGCGACCGCCGCGGCCGGCTCGCCATCGCCGACCCCCGACGCCAAGACCCGCACCCGCGCACCCAGCGAAGCGATCGGCAGATCGATCGTCCGCAACGCCGCCGCCTCGATCAGCACGAAGCGATCACCGACAGCCTGCGTCCCGATCGCCGCCTCGGTCGCCCCGCACCCGCGTCGCAATCCGCTCAGCCGCCACCGGCCGCGGCCGATCGGCAGGGCCGCCGCGAACTGCACCAGTTCGTCGCCGATCAGCGCCAGGTTCGCGCCACGATCGATCGCCGCAGCATCGGCATCGCCCAGCATCATGTCGGCACGCGCCAGCACCACCACGAACGCGCCAAGCTGGTCGATCAGCGTCGCCGGCGCCGCCCCGGCAGGCGTCTCGACCCGCCCGATCGTCGCCTCCGCCGCGGTCGCGCCGTCGGCGATCCAGCTCGCGCCCTCGTCGACGCTGTGGAGCAGCGCCGCCTGCCGCCACCCCGCCCCCGTGCCGCAGGCGGCGATGCTCAGCCGCGGCGCGGTCGCCAGCGAGCCGTCGAGCACCGGCAGTTCGAACGCATGGACGATCGTCGTCCCGATCTCCGCATCCCGCGTCGGCAGCATCCGCCCGCTGACGGCGCTCGGCACCAGAACCGGCGCGCGTGCGACCGGCACCAGATCCAGCCGGGTGACCATCGCCTCCAGCGTGATGCCGGTCACGCGCCAGACCCCGGCCTCGCCCGGGATCGACACGCACCCCCCCGGCGCCACCGCCATCGCATCGAAGCCCGCCGACACCCGACGCCGCGTTCGCCCCGCCTCGGCCCGCGCGAGTACGCTCGCCGCGATCCCCTTCGCCGTGCTCGCGGCAAGCACCGCGGGCACCTCGATCCGCTGCTCGATCTCGCCCGCGCCCGGCCGTGCCGCGCGCTGCACGCCCGCCTGATAGTCGCGCGCCGGATCGTAATGCGCGACATGGACGGTCCGCGGCACCGTCTCCAGCGCCGCGATCGCCCGCCCGCGCCGCGCCTCGCCACCCGCCGCCGCGACGCCAGCATCCTCGATCGCGAGAACATCCCCGGCCGCGTCGCACATCGCCAGCCCGGCGCCGCGCGGCGCCCACCACGCCCCGCTCGCCACCGCCAGGGTATCGAGCACCGCGGCGACGCTGCCCCCGCCTGCCGCGAAGCCGTCGATCGCAAGCGCCACCTCGCCCGCGACTTCCGCCGCCAGCGCACGCGCGATCGCCGACGCGCGCACCGGCGCCGCATCCGCGATCACCTCGAAAGATAGCGACGGGATCCGGTTGCCGAACTCGGCCAGTTGCATCCCCTCGAACACCGCATAGGCGCAGCCGCGATGCGCCGGCGCCGCCGCGCCCTCCGCCGACCCGATCAGCGGATCCACCCGCTGGTCTTCGCCGCCCGTATGGAGCCGGAACCCGGTCGCGCTCTTCCAGTCCCCTGCCGCCCCGCGCAGCAGCTTGCCCTCCGCCCAGATCCGCCCGACCCCGACGATCGGCCGTGCCGACAGCAGCACCGCGAACGACGCCGAATAGCTATAGTCGTTGGTCCGCGCGCCCTTGCCGCCGCCGTTCGACCGCGTCTCGACCAGATCGGTCGACCAGATCACCGTCCCCGCCACCCGGATCGTGCCGAACAGCTTCGCGATCTGCGTCCCGTAGCTCGAGGTTTGCACCGCAAGCTCCGTCAATCGCGGTCCGTCGCGGCGCGGCGGCGCGAACAGCGCCCGGTCGAGGAGCCCGCCGATCACCGATCCGATCGCCCCACCGATCGGTCCGCCGATCGCGCTCCCCACCGTCGTCAGCACCAGCGTCGCCATCAGCCATCTCCCCGCCCGTCCTGCTTCGCCACGCCCCGATCAGCACCCAGGGCGCCACCCCGCCACGTTCCACCACCCGGCCGAGCCCCGCATCGGCGTGGACGAACCCGCCCCCGCTCGCGACGACCAGGTGAAGCTGCCCCGCCCCCACCGCGAACAGCAGCACGTCGCCCGGGCACCGTCCGTCCGCCGGCGAGAACCTCGCATCGAGCAGCGCCCTAATCCGCACCGGATCGCCCCCGCGCAGCGCATATCCCGTCGGCACCGCGTCCTCGCCCAGCGCCGCGGCAACCACCCCGACGCAGTCCAGCCCGCTCGCCGGGTCGCGCCCGTGAAGCCGGAACCGCGTGCCGACCAGCGCCTGCGCCGCGCGCGCCACCCGCTCGCCCTCACCCACCGGGATAGCGCGTCAGCAGGTCCATCCCCGGCAGATAAGGCTCGCCACGAAAGTTGAGCGCATTGCCGAACCGCCCCGCACAGGTCGCGATCGTCTTGTCGCACCCTTCGATGACCTCGACGAGCGTCCCCGCCGCCACCACGAACGCGGGCACCGATCGTAGCGTCAGCGTCGCCCCCGCCGACCCCGCAATCGCGCTCGCCAGCCCGCCATTGGCGCCGCCGATCCAGCGCAGCACGCCCCCGCCATAGGCGTCCGCGCTCGGCTCGACCGCGTCGATCGTCACCACCGCGCCCTCGACCGCGATCACCCGCAGCATCCGCCGCCGCCCCGCCATCGCCACCCGGCAGCGCTTGTCGCCCAGCGCCGCGCGGCAATCCGCGGAGGTCGTCTCGACCACCGCCCGATCCAGCGCCGCGCTCGCCCCGCGCAGTTCAGCGGTGAAGCCGCCGTCGCTTAGCTCGACCGACCCGATCCGCCCCTCGCCCAGTCCGGCGTGGAGCGCACCCGTCACCCAATCGACCGCGAAGATCGCCACCCGCGCGCCGTCCCAGCGCCCGGCGATCAGGTCGCGCTCGTCGATCGCGCTGCTGGTCAGCGCGCCGCCGACGTCCATCGTGTCCGCCTCCAGCCCGTCGCCACGCACCACTGCAGAGGGCGTCATCCCTGGCGCCGCCCGGTGCACCAGCCCGCCGATCGTCAGGTCGCGGTCGTGCGCGGTCAGCCCGATCGTCACCCCGTCGCAGCGCTCCACCCGCCAGCACAGTGCGATCGTCGCGAGCGAGGTCATTCCCGAACCTCGACCAGCGGCACCGACGGCGCCGCCCCGGCGAGGAACGTCGCGCGCGTCACGCTAAGCCGGTCCTGCGCGAACCGCACCGGTACGTCGAACCCGAAGTCGGCAGTCACCACCGCGCCCCTCGCCGGGACTGCGTCGAGCGTCACCCACCCGCCCGGCTCAACCGCGAACCCCTGGGTCCGCACGCCGTTCACTGCCACCGCGACGCTGCCCGCCACCGGCCGCGTGATCCGCCGCACCGTCTCGCCGTACAGCTTCACCAACGCGAACCTTCTCTCGACCCCGTCGCCGACCCCGATCCGCTGCCCCGCCGCGCTGCTGTCGAACGGATCGCGCAATCGGAACGCTCGCGCTGGCCCCAGCCGCGCCCGGAAGAACCCCAGCAGCGTCTGGATATCCGCTTCCGATCGCACCCCCGGGCCGACATCGTACGACGTCAGCGCCGCGGACCACGCGGCATTGCGCTGCTCGGCGCCGCCCGCGCTGGTCAGGATGCTGGTCGAGAAGGTCGGCGCCACTTCCGCATCGCGCCCCAGCGCAAGCGGGAAACTCACATCGTCGAACGCGTCCACCTGATAATCCCCTTCGAAATGAACGAACCCGTCGCGCATCACCTGCGGCAGCGCCCACAGCACCACCGCCGCGACCCCCCGCGCCCGCGCCGCCAGCCCCGCGGCCTCGATGTGGCGCCACTCCGCGGCCTGATCGGCGCGCAGCACGAACCCCGACAGATAGTGCTGGCGGGCGAGCGGATAGCCGAGCCGCGCCGCCGCTGCGGCAACCCCCAGCCGCGTCGACACCGTATCGCCCGCGGTCACCCAGTCGTAATCCTCTAGCTGGAGCACATCGAACGCGGGGTAGGCCCAGCCCACCGGCATGTTCGCGCGCTTCGCTTCCGGCGCGGCGGCGTCGAGCACCGTCGGCAGATAGGTCAGCAGATAGGTCTCGCACGCGCCGCCCGCCGCCGACTTGGCCGCCCCCGCCAGCGCTGCCGTCGATGCGGCAAGGCAAGCCCCCGCCCGATCCAGCGTCGCGGTCTGCGCCGCGGTCATCGCCCCGCGCAGCGTCGGCACCGCGACCGGCACGAACGCCTTCACCGCCGCCGCATCGTACAGGCACGGGCGGCCATCGGGCATTGTCCACCACCACGGCTCGCCGACCTGGAACTTCGCCGCCAGCCCCGCCGCGGTGCCGATCGCGACGAACCCCGCCGCGACCTGGCGCAGATACGACATCGCCCCGTCATGCGCGGGCGACAGCAAGGTCGACGGCGGCGACCATCCGGTCAGCGCCGGCGCGCCGTCCGCCGCGCGCTGTTTCCAGTCGTTCCAGCAATGCGCGTCGAACAATTCGTATGACAGCGACCAGATCACCGCATAGCCGAGCACGCGCGCCCGCCGCGCGAAATCGCGGTGCCACGCCGCGCACGCGACGTTCAGCACGCCCCCCGCCAGCGACACGTAGAAGCCCGACCCGCTCCGCTCGAGCCGGAAATAATGGCTCATCCCGACATAATGCGTGATCGCCCCGCGATAGCCGAGGTGCAGCGCGTTGCGCAGCAGCCGCGCCGGCGTGAGGTTGTAGCTGTCGTCATAGCCGCTCGCGATCGCGAAGCCGTGCTCCGGCACCACGACGTCGCCGATCGCCAGTACCGCACCCGGACCGCCGCAGGCGATCTCCGTCAGCTCGACCCACGCTTCCTGCGCCGCCGGCAACGCCGCGTCGCTGCGGTCATAGCCCGCGGGCACCAGCGACACGAACATCCGGTCGATGTCACCCGCCCACACCGCGTCCGCCTCGCCCGGCAGCAGGAACCCGCCCGACACCATAGCGAAGTCGATCGTGACCCGCGCATCCTCGGGCGTGCCGGTCGCATAGTTCCACAGCCGCACATACCAGGCCCGCGCTACGCCCGCGGCGTCGCGCCCCTCGATCGTCAGCGTCGGCCCATCGATCGCATCGAGCGCACGCACCCCGCCGCTCCGCCACCGGAACGACAGCCGGCACTCGCGGAAATCGCGCGCGGTCTCGTACCGCAACAACGGATGATCGATCCGGTCCTCGGCTTCCCAGATCAGCCCGGCGAGATCGTCGCGCTTGTAGAACACCGCATCGACCCGCAGCGCATCCGCCGCGATCGTCGTCACCGCCGCCATCATCGGCCGCGGGAAATTCACCGTCCAGAACCGCGGATCGAACCGCGAGATCACCCCCGCAGCCTGCACCGTCCGTTCAGACGCAAGCCAATAGCCCATGCGCGCCTCCTGTAGCGGTTACCAAAGCCCCCACACACTCCGTCACCCCGGACTTGATCCGGGGTCCCGCTAATCCGCGCGAGCCGAAGCCACGTATCTGCCCGGCAAGCCAGACCGCTGCGAAACACCTTTCTGTTCTCCCGCGAAGGCGGGAGTCCAGGGTTCCGCTAAACGCAAGTCGTTGCTTTGCTTGACCCTGGATCCCCGCCTTCGCGGGGACACTGCAGTGCAGATGACGCTTGATCCGCGTCTTGCAGAGGCCCCGGCGAGCGGGACCCCGGATCAAGTCCGGGGTGACGAAAAAATCAGGGAAGGTGACGGCGGAACTCCGCCCCACCGATCAATCCTCAGCCAGCGCCGCCCTGACCGCGCGCGCCACCTGCCGGCTCGATTGCGCCAGCACTGCCGGAGCAGCCCCCGCCGCGGCGTTGATCGAGATCGAAACCCGTACCTCGCGCACCGCGCCGGGCGCACCCGTCTCCACCCGCCCGCTCGACGTCGGCACGAACAGCTCGGGTCCGCGCTCACCGACCACATAGGCCTGTCCGGGCGACACCGGCCCACCGGTCGCGCGGCCGGGCGTCGAGAGCGTCCCGATCAGCGAGCTGAGACCGCCCTCGCTCTTGCTGCCGCCGCCCTTTATGCTGCCGATCAGCGACTGCATACCGGATCGCACCGATGCCGCGGCAATGTCCGCCAACACCGACAGCGCAGTCGCCTTCAGTTCCTCGAAGCCCAGCTTGCCGGTACGGACCGCACGCACCAGCGCGCTCTCGATCCCGCGCGCCGCCGCATCTGCCCCCGCGCCGAGGCCAGTCTGCAGCGTCCGCCGCATCTCCTCGACTTCGCGCTTGAACACGGTGGGATCGCACCGCGGCTGGCACGGCGTGCCAATCAGATCGTCATCCATCGGGATAGGCCTCCCTCATCCGCGCGATCGTCACCGGTTCGGGTGGGGCTTGCCCGCCCGCCTCGTCCCCCGAAACCGCCGCCACCACCGCGGCCAGTTCCGCCGGGGTCGCGCGCCAGAACGCGTCGGGCGTCCACCCCAGCACCGCGCCCGCGGCGCCCGCAAGCCGCCGCGCTGCCGCCGCGAAGCTAGCGCTCACCGCCCGCTCAATATCTGCGCGAGCAGCACGCGCAGCACCGGCGTCACCGCCGACAGTCCCCCAGCCGCCACCGCCTCCCCGAACCCCTCGCGCGTCAGCCCCTCGGGCGCGTCGTGCCGGCAATGCCAGAACAGTCCGACCATTTCGCCGATCCCCAGCCGCCCGTCCGCCGCACGTTCGACCAGCGCGAACAGCGGCCCCAGCTCGCTCTCCGCCGCGACCAGCGCCTGAAAGCTCGGCCGCAGCACCAGCGTTTCGCCATCCACCCGCAACGCCGCCTCGCCCCGCACCGGGTTCGCTTCCCCGCTCATGCCATCCCCCCGCTCGTCCCGAGTGGCGATCGAGTAGCGCCGGAGGCGCGTATCGTGGGCGCGTACCGAGGGATCATGCCGCCACCACCGCGCCGGAACTCTCCAGCGACAGCGTGTACGAACGCTCGCCGTTGAAATCCCCCGCATAGTCGAGCCGCGTGACCAGGAACCGTCCGGTCATGCTGTCGCCACCCTCGAAGGTCATGCGGTAATCGTCGATCGTCCCCGCCAGCGCGCTCGCCTTGATCCGCGTCTCGGCCGCCGATCCGGTGAACACGCCCGCGCCCGACACGCTGACGCTGCGCACCCCGGCGCCCGACAGCAATTGCCGCCAGCCGCCCGAATCCTTGCTGGTCACCACCACCGCCTCGCCGTTCACGCTTAGCTGCGTGGTGCGCAGCCCCGCCACCGTCGCGAACGCCGGCACCGCCGCCCCGTCCCCGACCTTCAGCAGGAACGCGCTACCCTTCTCGATCGCCATGTCGCTTCTCCCAATCAGCCGTTCGCGCGGTAGACGCGCACCTCGAACTCGCTCGTCGCGGTCCACTGCTCCGCTTTTCCGCGAGCGATCCGGCTCCGCATCAACCGCAGCCGCACCACCCGCCAGCCCTCGCCGCCGAGGTCGGTCGGCATCGTCGCGACCAGATCCTCGACCTGTCCCTGCAACCGCCGCAGCCTCGTCGGCCGTTCGCCGCCGTCGCGCACCGAAATCGTGATCCGTCCTTCGCGCCCGGTGACCGTCGCCGCGTCCCAGCTTGCCAGCACCGGATCCTCGACCACCGCATGCGGCAGCGCCGCGCGCATCGGCGGCATGTCGAACACCGCGCACCCGTCGAGCGCCGCCCGGGTCCTGAGCTGCCGCACGATCGCGGCCTGCAACCATTGCCCCGCGCTCATCGCCGCGCCTCCGCGCCGATCCGCAACCGCCGATAAGGTCGCCACAGCGCCGCCACCGCGGTCGGCGGCGCGCGATCGTCGGCGTCGTGCGCGAACAGATGCGCCACCAGCATCACCACGCCCTGCGCCACCGCCGCCGGCAACCCGCCCCAGTCCGCGGCCGACCCCGCGCGATAGGTCACCCGCACCACCGCGCCGGAGACGGCGGGCGCGGAGACCCGCACCCACCCGACCCCGTCCGCATCGATGTCGATCGCGTAGCTCCCGACCGGCAGCACGCGGCCGCCCGCCCCGGTGACCGCATCGATCGCGGTCACCGGACACGCCGGCAACCGCTGCCAGTCCGCCGACGACACCACCGCATCCTCGAACGAGCGCCCGATCAGCGCCTCCCCACAGAACTGCTCCCCCAGCCCGATCGCCGCGACCGCTAGCTGCGCGAGCACCACCTCCTCGGCACTACCCTCCAACCGCAGATACGCCTTCGCCGCCGCGACCGCGTCCGCGATCACGCCGGCCGGCACCGCCGACCCACCCATATCCGTCTCCCGATGTGCGAAGTAATAAGCCCCTGCCCTTCAGGAGCGTCAGGGGAACCGCGCCCCGCGCGGTTCAGGTCAGGCCGGGGGCCTGACCGACCTGATGCTGGTTGGGGAGGGACCTGTCCCCGAACGCGACGAAGATTGTTCACGCGGAGACGCGGAGAAAGCGGAGTCCCTGCGGTCGGGGCAATCTCACGAGCAGCAACGCTGCTCCCCCATTCACCGCCCGCCCTTTAAGACACGAAACGCTGCCGCGAAGCAGAACCCCCTCCGCGCCTCCGCGTCTCCGCGCGAACCAAATCTTCTTCCAATCCCCACCCCCGCGCAGCCCTAAGCCGTCGCGAACTTCATCAGCTTGATCGCTTCCGAATTGGTCACGCAGCCGCCGATCCGCTTGGTCGCGTAGAAGTTCACGAACGGCTTGTTCGAATACGGATCGCGCAGGATCGCGGTCTCCGTCCGCTCGGCGATCAGATACCCCGCCTTGAAGTTGCCGAACGCGATCGCCAGCGCGTTCGCGGCGACATCCGGCATGTCCTCCGCCTCGATCACCGGGTAGCCGAGCAGCGTCGCCGGCTGCCCCGCCGCCAGGCTCGGCTGCCACACGAACGCGCCGTCGGTGGTCTTGAACTTGCGGATCCGCGCCAGCGTCGCCGCATTCATCACGAAGCTCGCGCCCTGCCGGTACGGCGCGCGCAGCGCCTGGACCAGGTCGATCAGCCGCTCCTGCGGGTTGGCGCCGAAGTCCGCCGCCGCCCCGCTCGGCAGATACTGCAGCGTCCCGAATGCCCGCACCGGATCCGCCGTCGCCGCGGTCGGCGATTGCAGGAACCCGCGCGGCCGGTTGACCCCGCTGCCGCTCACGAACGCCGCCCCTTCCGCCTTGGCGAACTCGGTCGCGATCTCGTCGGCCAGCCACGCCTCGACATCGAACGCCGCATCGTCGAGCATCGCCTGGCTCGCGCTCGGATTAGCGTAAAGCTCGCCCGATGGCGGCGCGATCTCGGTGAACACCGGCGATGCCGACCCCGGCCGCGCGTCGGTCTCCGCCGCCCAGCCCGACGGCGTGCCCCCGGTCGTCACCAGCTTGCGATAGCCCGCAGTGCCGACCTTCACGACATTGGCGATGCTGCGGATCGGCGAGATCGCCTTCAGCGTCCGGTCGATCGTCGCATCAATCTCGCGCGGCACCGCGAAGCCGCCCTGGTCGCCGGTCACGCCGGTGAACGCCTTCATCTCCACCGTCGTGCCGCGGCGCACGAAATTGTCGAACCCCGCGCCCGCCGCGCGCACGCTTGCCCCTTCCAGCACCGGCCGCATCATCACGCCGCCCACATCGATCGCTTCCATGCTCATGCTCCTCGTTGAAAAGAAAGGCGGTCGGGCCTCACGCCTCGACCAGATCCACCCGCGCCAGCGGCTGCATCGGCACCGCGACCAGGCTCACCTCGACCAGGTCCACCGCGGTCAGCTCGCGATACGCGCCCTGTGTCGCCGCCACCGCGCGATACCCGACCGACAGCCCCGCGACCGCGCCGCCGCGCACCAGCGCCGCCAGTTCCGCGTCCTCGACCCGCCCCGAAATCCGGAGGCCCCGCGCATCCTCGCCGATCGCCTCGATCGTGCCGACCGCGCGGCCGCGGTGCTGCCACAGCAGCGGCACCACCCCCGCCCCCGCAAAGGCGCCGCGCCGCATCAGGTCGCCCGCCCGGTCGACCCGGTCGAACACCGCCGCGTAGCCCGCGAACGCCACGCTCACTTCACGAACTCCGCAAAGCCGAGCTTCACCGCCAGCACCGCCAGCAGCAGCGCGCACAGCCACCCGAACACCGATTTCCACGCCGATCGCTTCGCATCCCGCCACGCCGCCAGCAGCTCGCGAAGCTCCGCCATGTCCCGCGCCGCCCGCTCGTCCGCGAGCCCCAGCCGGGTCAGTGCCCGCGTCGCGCCGAGCTCCCCCGCCTCCTCCGCGATCGCGCGCAGCGTCACCAGTTCGGCCCCGCGCTCCGCCGCCTGCGCCATTAGCTGCGCCAGCACCGCCCCGCCGCTCACGCCGCGACCGCCTCGGGCAGCGGACCCGCGATCCCCAGCATCGCGCGCTTCTCCTCCACGCCGAGGAAATCCGCCCCGCTCACCGACCGCCACAGCATCGCGCGGTCCTCCGCCAGCGCGGGCACCCGGTCGAGATCGATCGCCAGCGTCGCCCCCGCGAACCACCCCGTCAGCCCCTGCAGCAGCGCGCCCAGGATCGCGTCCGCCAGCGGCAGGACGCTCAGCCGCCACAGCGCGCGGTTCGCCTCGCGGTAATTGGCGTAGGTCGCGTCGCCCGGCAGCCCGAGCAGCATTGGCGGCACCCCGAACGCCAGCGCGATCTCCCGCGCCGCCGCCGCCTTGGTCCCGGCGAAGTCCATGTCCGCAGGCGACAGCGACAGCGCCTGCCATTTGAGCCCGCCCTCCAGCAGCATCGGCCGCCCGGCATTGCCGCTCCCCGCGAACCCCGCCTCCATTTCGGCGCGCAGCCGCTCATATTGCTCGGGCGACAGCGTCGATCCGTCCCCCGCATCGTACACCAGCGCTCCCGAAGGCCGCGCCGCATTGTCGAGCAGCGCCTTGTTCCAGCGCGCCGCGGCGTTGTGCACCGCCACCGCCCCCGCCGCCGCGCCCAGGCACCCCAGCCCGTAATGATCGTCCACCGGATTGAACCGCTTGAGGTGGATCACCTCGGGCCGCACCGGGTCCGCCGACAGGCGCTGCACCCGCGCGCCGACCGCATAGCGATACGCCGCCGGCCACCCGCTCGCATCCGCCTCCACCGTCACCCGCTCGGGCCGCAGCGCGAACAACTCCGCCGCATGCCCGCCTGGATCGCGCAGCACCTGCACATAGGCATTGCCGTGCAGCAGCAACTGCGCCGCGATCGTCTCGAGCAACGCCTGCCCCGAACTCCGCGCGCCGACCAAGGCCGCCAACGCTGCATCACTGGCCAGCAAAGGCGCCCCCGCCACGCTCTCCGCCACCAGCCGCACCGCGCGCTGCGCCACCGCATTGCCCAGATACGCCGCGCGCAGCTGCGCCTCGTAGCTCTGCGGCCACTCCCCCACGGGCCACGACCCGGACCCCGCCCGCGACAACGCCGGACGCGCATCCTCGCGCCCGGATTTCCACCCGAACATCTTCATCGCCGCTCCTTTCTAATTACGCTGGGCCCGGCCCCGCTGCCGCTGCCCACGCCGCGCTATTTTTCCGTCATCCCCGCGAAGGCGGGGATCCATAATCTATGCCGCTGGCTGGAGCCGAGACGATCGCCAGTATGGATTCCCGCCTTCGCGGGAATGACGGAAGCCGTGAAAAGCACCACCTCCGCGCCTCCGCGCCTCCGCGCGAACCACCTTCTTCCGACCCAGCCCGCCCTCACAAAGGCCGCACCGCAGCCTCCGCCCGCCGCCGCCGCAACATCAGGTCCGTCATCGCCCACACCAGCGCATCCGCCCGGTCCGGCGACCGCCCCGGCCCCTCATACCCACCGCCGACGACCAGCCCGCAAAGCTCGTCCTCCAGCGCCGGAAAAGCCCCGACGTGCAGCACCTTCCCCGCCTCGTAGAGCGCCGCCACCGGTTCCGCCCGCGCGGCCTTCCCCTGGGTCGCGCGCACCAGCCGCACCGGCAGCGCCGAATCCGCCGCCACCAGCACCGCGCGGACCATCTCGCCGCCCTGGTTCGCCTCCGCGATCACCCGGTCCGCGCAGACCCGCGCCGCGCACGCCGCCACCGCGCGCGCCCATTCGTGCGGCGCCGCGTCGACCACGCTCGCATCCTCGATCACATAGGCGCGCCCGTCGCCGCCCTTCGCCACCGCGACGATGCCGCAGGCGTCGCCGCCGCGCCCGCTCGCGGTGCCCGCCGGCGGATCGACCCCCACCACCACCCGCTTCCACGCCGGCGCCTCCCGCACCCGGCAAGCCTCGATTCCGCCACGGGTCCAGAGCGCACCCTCGACATCCTCGATCATCTCGCCGTCCAGCTCCTGCCGGCCCAGCCGCGTGCCCGCATAGGTCGCCTCGACCGCCTCGACGAAGGCCGCGGGCAGATGCGCGTTGTCGCGGGTCCGCCCGCCCGTCTCGACCAGCCCGGGCAGCGCCATCACCCGCCGCATCAGCGGCGTCGGTCGCGGCGTCGTCGTCACCAGCACCTGCGGGTTCGCGCCGCGCCGCATCCCCATCATCAGATTGTCCCAGGCGGCATCGCCATTGGTCCATTTTGCGAGCTCGTCGCACCACGCCGCGTCATGCTCGGGCCCGCGCAACCCTTCCGCCGCCATCGCCGAATAGACGAACGCGCGTGCGCCCGACGGGAACACCACCTCGCCGGAGTCACGCCGATAGCGCACCCGCTCGGTCGTGCGCGCCACCGCGCAGACCCCGCTCGGTCCCTCGATCATCACCCGCCGGACATCGTCGGCGGTCGCGCCGACCAGCGCGATCTGCGCATCCTTGTTGCGGCGCGCGACCTCGCTGACCCATTCCGCGCCGGCGCGGGTCTTGCCGAAGCCCCGCCCCGCGCGGATCAGCCACACCCGCCAGCCGTCGCCCTCGACATGCTGCCCGGCTTGCGCCCAGCCGCCGATCCACCGCTCGTTCAACTCGCGCCGTGCCCCCCGGCTCAGCCGACCGATCAGGACGCGACGATCCTCTTCGCTGAGCGCCGCCAGCAGCGCCACGACATCGGGTGCCGCCGCGGTCACGCCGGCGACCGCCGCGCCGCCAGCGCCGCCAGCTTCTTGAGGATCTCCGCATCGGTATCCTGACGGGTCGAGATCCCCAGCGGCGGCGATCCCCCACGCCACCCCCGCGCCCGCTCCGTCGCGCGGTGACGAAGCATCCGATATCCCGCTTCGAAATTCTTCGCTCCCGGCGCCGCCGTCGAAGCAGATTCGACCGCCCCGGCACCAGGCCCCTGCTCGTCGCCAGCGCCCACGCGCTCTTTCTTGCCGGAGCCGACACCGTCATCCACCACCACGACGGCGCCGCTCGTCGCCAGCGCGATCCCGACCAGATGCGTCTCCAGCAACTGGTATCCCGCCTCGATCGCCGTGCCCCAGTCGCTGGCAAAGGCCGCGTCACGGCGCCGCAACCCGTGTACGGCCGAATTCGACGCCCCGATCGCCCGCGCCGAAGCACTGACGTTGCACGTCGCCGCAAGATGATCGAGAAACCGGGCCTTCAACGCGTCGGTCCACGGATAGCGAGCGTTCGCCTGCGCACCGCCACCCCTCGCCGCAGCCCCCGCCACGACATCCACGTCCCTACCCGCCATCACGCCCCCCGCTTCCTGCCGCTACCGACCAGCCACTATCGAGCGCGCCAGACGCAGCTCGGGCCGGCGGCGGCGCAGGATCACTCCCACACCGCCCCGGCCCGACTCGCTGGTTCTCGACGTTCCTGTTATGTGCCAGAACAGCGTGACGCTGTCAAGCGTAATGTACCTATTTGGTTATCAGAGACGTTTAGGCGAGCGATGCGCTTTAGCAACTTTCCGTTTGGTACTTGCGGCACGCCGGTAGCGCGACCCGCAACATCCGCTCGTTCACGCCCGACAAGTTCCGAGACACCGGACCAGGGCGCTGCGCAACTCGACAAGTGCAAGGGAGGCGGGCGCCAACTTGAGCCAGACGACAATCGACGCGCTTCAAGGAGCGGCGAGGCAAGCACGTGAAGCGCAAGCTGGTCGAAAGGGAGGGTGGATCGACCGATTAGACGTTGACACCAGCCCGCGCGATAGGGGATCCCGAAGCTCGGCGATGCGTCACACGGCGCGCTTGGGGAGTCGCGGCAAGTGTATAGGCCACAAACGGCGCGCGGTACTGACACGCCCTGGTATCAGGGTTGGGATCTGACCGAGAACAAGCGCGCGACGTTTCGTGCTACGACAATCGCGTCGCAACAGGCGAAGCGCAGGGCTGCGGCTGGAGAGTGCAGTGCAAGCAAGCATCCCATCTACAATCCGCGCCTGAACCCACTCGATCTAATGCCGCAGCTTGCTGGGAACGGCCTATCCGCGCTCTCGCTGTTCAGTGGCGGAGGCGGCATGGATATCGGCTTTGACGGGGCTGGCTTCGAACACGTGGCCAGCTATGAAATCATGGAAGGCGCTGCGGCGGTACTCCGGGCGGCGCACCCCGACTGGACCGTTTATGGCGGCGAGAATGGCGACGTTCGCGGGGTAAAGTGGGGGAAATACCGCGGCAAGATTGACGTGCTGCATGGTGGGCCACCCTGTCAGCCGTTCAGCAATGCTGGCCGGCAGAACGGTGCTGCGGACGTACGGGACATGATCCCTGAGTTCGTGCGAGCGGTAAAGGCGATCCGTCCGCGAGTGTTCGTTTGCGAGAATGTCAGCGGCCTCGCGACCAAGCGGTTCGAGGATTACGTGAAGAGCACGATCCTCGCGCCGTTGCAGCGTCAGTATGTCATCCGTCAGTTCATCCTAAATGCTGCGGATTACGGCGTCCCGCAGACCCGCAAGCGCGTGCTGTTCGTTGGGTTCGCAGATAAAGATGAGGCCGCACGGTTCGAGATCCCCGCGCCCACGCATCGTCACGGCCCCTCCAAGGGGTTCGGGCACAACCTCCCCAAGACGATGGGAGTACGCGAGGCTCTGGGGCTGCCAGACACGGGCGTTGACGCCCTTTCTCCGACCTTACGAAGCGGGCTTACAGGGCCACGCCACACGACCAGCGTGCTGAGTTCGGTGTCCGCTCTCAATCTCTGGAACAAGCTGGGTGTCTGGCCGAACGGCGTTGCGGCCGATAGGACAGCGGCAAGCGGGTACGTGGCAAAGAATGGCGACTTCCGGCTTTCACTACCCGACTGTTTGGTGCTCCAGGGATTCCCCGGAGACTGGCCGGTGCAACGCCCGGTTTACTTCGCGCTGGGTCTCATCGGAAACTCGGTAGCGCCCCCGATGGCGTACAACCTGGCAAACGCAATCTCTACGGCTTTGCGTCCCGCCATGCTTTGACGTGGTTTCGGAGTTCGGCAGCATGATTGCTGCTGATCTCTGGCCACGCAGCAAGAAATTTTGCCGGGATGTGCGGATTGTTGAGGGTCGATCCGCGCTCAATGACGTACCGCGCCCGATCTTTGAATATTTTGAGCATCCGGTCTGGACTGTAGCCCTCATCCAGATCCTGAGCCTCGGTGTATTGCGCGGCGCTCATCTGGTTCTTGTGTAGTTTGCGAGCGTCGGCCTTGGTGTAGATCGCCTTCTTGCCAAGGATCTCGTACATGGTATCCAGATCTATATTAGCCGGGACGTGTTTGGCCACCTGAAAGTCTGCTTTTATGTAATTCCACTTCTCGGTGATCCACGGGCGCATAGCGTCGGGTGACCCGTACCGGCAGTACAGCAACTTGCCGCCTTGGAAGAACGCCATGATCCAGTGTTTGTCTCGCCATTTAGCGATGTGACTAGGTCCTAGATCGCGCACCGTGCTTACGCCGCCCGTGGCCGTTGTGACGGACTTCAGCTCAAATTCGTATTCGACGCCGTTCATCTTCAACGTCGCATCGACGCCATGCCGCACCCGATCTGGCGCCTGATGCAGGTTGAACAGGTCTATCAGCCTGTTTTCGCGGGCGTCATCTTGAGCAATTCCAGCCGCCACCGTTTGCTCTCCGACCTTTGTTGTCGGAGCGAAATCGCGCAACAGGTCACGGCTGGCAATAGCCAAGAGTCTGAACCTGTAAGGTTGCCTGGCAAACGGCCGATTTGCTCACCTTCCTTCGCTGGGTTTGTTAGCTATACATGCCTCTTCGGTTTACTGATGTCCGGTTCGCTCGTTCAAAAAACGAAGCTACGGCACTCCCCTAACCCGCTCCGCCGCATGAAACTCCGCGCGCTGCAGCAACAGGTCGAGATCCTCGCGACTGACGTC